CAACTGAAAGGGTTGTTAATACAGTAGGAGATGTGGTTGACGCTCCTTGAATTACTGATACCGTGCCATCTCCAACATTCGCCACATAAGCAAAATTTCCATTAGGAGTTATTGCTATATCAGATGGATTAGTCCCAACTGAAAGGGTTGTTAATATGGTAGGCAAAACAGATGAAGCTCCTCGAATTACTGATACTGTACCGTCTCCAACATTCGCCACATAAGCAAAATTGCCGTCAGGAGTTATTGCTACATTGGATGAATCAGCTCCAACTGAAATGGTTGTTAATATAGTAGGAGATGTTGTTGAAACTCCTTGAATTACTGATATTGTGTCATCAACACTATTCGCCACATAAGCAAAGTTGCCATTAGGAGTTATTGCTATATCAACTGGGTCAGATCCAACTGAGAGAGTTGTTAATATGGTGGGTGACGCGGTTGACGCTCCTTGAATTACTGATACTGTATTGTCATTACTATTCACCACATAAGTAAAGTTCCCGTCAGGAGTTATTACTATATTGGCTGGATTAACTCCTAGAGGGATGGTGGCAATAATAGTAGGGGATGTGGTTGACGCTCCTCGAATTACTGATACTGTGTCACCTACATAATTTCCGATATAAGCAAAGTTCCCGTCAGGAGTTATTGCTATGTAATAAGGATTAGTTCCGACAGTAATAATATTAGAAACATGAGGAATATTATAAGGAATAGGGTAAAAGTTTATGGCAGATGAATCAGTAGGATTAGTTACATAAAGATATTTATTATTTGGTGTGACGACAAGATTATAAAAACCAGATGCGGATAATGAAATATTATCAACAAGAATTGGATTATCATTGCCTACTGACACAATACTAATGGGCGCACCAGAAAAATTTGAGATAAATAAATATCTTCCATCAGAAGTAATTGAGGGATATTGAGGAGAATTCCCAACAATTACCGTTGCTATAATTTGAGGACTAGGAGTTAATGGATATTTTATAACTGATAAAGTATTTGTACCTGAATTAGTAATATATAAATACTGATTATCAGGAGAAAGAATAAGATTTGAAGGTGAATTACCAACATTTATTGTATTAGTTATACTAATTGAACCTGATGAAATATTATTTAATTGATATACAACATTTTGACTATTATCTGTAACATATCCATAACTATCATCATAATTAATAACCATACTGAAAAGGTAAGGAGTTCCAGGAGGTGTAAATGCACTAGTAAGAATAGATGGACTTCCAGACGCATCTTGGATAACCGTTATGTATCCATTGTTAAGTACATATGCATAATTCCCATCATTGCTTATGACAGTTTGGTTAATATTTGAATCAACTCCCGTCCCCGTATCTATACTCGTTAAAATAGAAGGAGTAGTAGTCGAAGCTCCTTGTATGATACATACAGCTACAAAATCACTGATTAGAGTATACTCATAATTTACATAAACATAATTTCCATTAGGAGTGAATACAATATTAGGAGATGGATGAATAGTAATACCTGAATTTGGTATAGAAATAGTGGTAAGTAATGATGGATTTGTAGAAGCATTTTGGATAATTGTTATGTCAAGCTGATCATCAGCATATAAATAATTACCATCTGGACTCATTGCAAAATACGTAATTCCATTACTTACAGGTATATTTGAATAAAAAGTTGGAGAATTAATTGAGGCATTACTTATTACTGTAATATATGCCCCAGACATATCATTAGTGGCTACGTATAAAAACTCACCATTTGGGCTTATAATAGACCACTGTGGATTACTCTTTCCTCCCAATAAAACGGGAGAAAGATCAGTTAAAGTAGAAGGCGTTCCATTAATTGGGTTACCATTCCCATTAAAATAAATTGGATTATTGGAAGCGTTTCCCGCTCCATCTATTATTTTATATGTCTGACCAGTTTTAGGAGAAGAAGGTAAATTAATAGTGGGGCTAGAAGAACTCGTGTTAGCTATAATCACGCTATCGGTAAAAACAACATTGTATACACTGGAAATAGCTGGTAAATTTCTAACTTCGTCTATAAACCCTCCTAAGAGTGATAGAGCATTCCCTATAGAAACTGTCCCCGTCCCGCTAGAAATAAAAGAAATATTTCCATCGGGAGAAGATCCCTTAATATTTATATCACCACTAGAAGCACTTATAGTTTGGGGTGTACCTATACCTAAGGAAAGATTTCCCACTACTAAAGAAGTTAATCCAGTAATGGTATTACTAAGAGCAATCGTCCCGCTTGTTGTAATCGTTCCTCCAGTTAAGTTAGAGCCAGCTGTAATGCTCGTAACTGTACCCGTCCCGCCAGCAGTAGAATCAACATAAGCTTTATTAGCGCCGTCAGTGGGATTAACTGGAGCGTTAGATATAGTAATGCTAGCAACTGAAGGATTGGCACTTAGATCAATGGTAGGATTCCCAGAAACTCCATTTCCATTAGAAATGGTAATATTTCCAGAACCTGGACTAATAGTACGATTTGCATAGCTCCCAGCTGCTGTTTCTGCAATAAAACCAGTGCCAGTTAATGCAGCTAATCCTTGTAATTCTGCATTTAAAGTGAAAGTCAAACTTCCACTGGTAGTGATGGGAGACCCAGAGATACTTAATCCAGTAGAAGTAGTAGTTGCTCCGACACTCGTAACCGTCCCACTTCCAGATAAAGGAGCCCAATATGGAGTAGTCCCATTTGATACCAGACCCATTCCTGTAGCACCTATGGAAAGAGCAGAATATCCTGTGCCGTTACCAACAATTAAATTTCCTGCACTTGGAGTTAAAGCTGCGATACTTTCCAGATTAGGACTAATAGGCTCAGCGCCTGGAGCGGAAATAGTAATATTCGTCCTGTTATTGACAAAGTCATCACTTACGCCAATCCCTATATTTGAACCAGAAATAAAATTCACAGCACTTCTGGTAGCTACTAAAGAACCTGATTGGTAAACTTGAACTTGTTGGATGGTTGTATCAGGAATTACTTGGAACGTCGTATTAGCCCCAGTGGTTCCGTCTCCATTATTAACTAAAAGTGTAAAATCACTGATAAATGTTCTTCCGCCGAATGTTTGCGTATCATTATTATATGCAACGTATCCTGTCTGATTATAGCTAAAGAGATTAGATAAGTTTCCCAATACATTAGGAGTAATTGTTCCGCCTGAGCCTGTATCAGCCAATCCTATACCTGTACCAGCTGTTAAAGTACGAGAATTAGGCAAATCACCTATATCAGGGTTGGTTAAGACATAAGAGGATGTGTTAGGTGCGTCAGTCATAATTTCTCCCTGATTTTTGTATTCAAAAGTAAACGATCTGTAATCCAAGTGACGTATTAACAACCAAAGGACCTAATAATGTAGTAGGGGATGCAGGAGGTATATTTAAAACAAAGTCATTATTATTAAATATCTGCATTCCTAAAGTAAAACCACCAGTAGTTAAGTTATTAGCATAGAATTGATTATAATTTGCTGGCAATATTATTATAATATTTGCTCCTAATACTCCTGTAAAAGTAATAGAACCATTATCAAACTGGCTTTCAGTAAGAGTTACATTCTGACTTCCACTTACATCTATTGTAATAGCCCCTGTAGATGTAGGTAATGTGGTTTGAGCATCAATGATATTATCAGGACGTGTATTAACTATTGGGACGGGATCCGCTTTGATTAATGGTGTTAAATTTTGAGGGTTTGGAACGTCAGAGAACTTAGGGTTAACCATAAATCCAGTCCAAACCAGCCCAGTTCCCCTATACTCATATTGTCTTTTCATGCTCGCTTGGCGAACCATCAAACCACTATAGTCACAGCGTGCGATACCACGAGGGTATCGCTTACTCATCTTGGTATATTTTCCGTGATTATTAACTTGCATCTAATTAGTACCCATATCTGCCAAAATCAGGTTGGAACCTAATCGTTACATTTTCAAAATCAGTTTTTGCAGCTATCGCGTATGATTCTAGTGCTTCAGATTTCATGAGCTGATAGCGTTCTGGTTTAAATTTAAGTGATAAACGAGATGATAAACCTGCAACTAAAGCGTCATAAAAGCGCTGAGGAACCTCAATATTCTGAAACATCTGGGTAACATCTTGGGCGTATCGATATCCCGTATAAAGGATAGAGGTCGCCTGATTATTAGTTGAAGGAACAGGCCATAAAATTATGGTAGGAATGATTTCTTCATCAAAATAATAGCCAGATGGAAATCCTTGGTTCATTTTTCCAGGAAGAGCCATATATTCTGACCGAGATAAGGCAGTTAATAGCCTATCTCCCGTTCCTACATTGGTAGGCTGATCAAAATAAAGCTGCTGAATAGCAAGAGTTGATCCACCCGTTTCCCTAATTCTCCAAGCACGTGCGTTTACAGCTTGTTCAATAACTAACCAATTGGTTTGGGTGACATTGTATTGTTGAGAGGGAGATAGGTAGGCCGTTATCCAAGTAACATTATCAAAGGAATATTCGACAGCTAATGTGTAAGTATCAGTAACAAGAGGAGTAATGCCTACATAGAGAATAGAGTTGGCATTTCCAGCGCCGTAGTCATACGAGATATATCCATTGGGAGCTGTTTGGATACATCCAGCTATTGCGTTAGGGTCAAAGCAATTAGCAGCATTTCCACCAGCGCTGGAAAATGCAGTTCCTCCCGTGTTAAGTCTAATAGGAACTACTGCACTTAACTCTAATACTCTTACTATGTAAGGAGGTAAAGGATAAATTGGCTGATTTGGATAAATGTTGAACATTAGCCTTTGCACTAACCAGAGATTAAGACCTTTTCCAGGCCATGCAGCGAGTTCAAGATTGGCTGCCATAATGGCAGATTGCACATGTAACGGAGTTTGTTCGTTTCCTATGATTCCAATACGTTCGTATGCTTCCCTGAATAAATCATCCAGCTGCGTATTTTGCCCGAATTGATAAGCATTGCTGGTAGTAGCTCCCATATATCATGCGCCTTACACTTACTTATGGAATTTTCTTAATGTTTCAGCTAAATGAGCTCTCTTACGAGTAAGAGGGGACTTACTATGTTCAGCTTTCTTAAGTCTGGACAAAGGAATTTTCTTACCTGAAGGAACTCCTAAGCTTTTATGTAAAGCACCAGGATGTTTAATAGCTCTTTGAATCCACAAATGCCCCCCAGGAGCTAATTTTCCTCCTTCTGCTCGTCTCATTTGGGATTTTGTTTCACGATGAGGCTCCCCTTCATATACGCTAGATTTAGTAGCTCCAAGAGCTCTCATTTGAGGCTCTTTTTCAAATTTCCCGTGAAGAGATTTAAACATTCCTACGAGACTCCTAGACTTAGCTTTTCCTCCTCTTTTCATTTCAGGAGTTTGACCAAGAATTTCATTTCTCTTTTTGGCTCTTAAAAAGAGTTCATTATGCCCCCCTCCAGCCATTCTTGTTCGAACGGCTTCGGCTTTTCCCCTCGCAAGTTCTGAGGCTGGTGTAATAGATAATCTCCGAGAAACGACAGCTTCTGGCTTTCCTCTTGACATTGCTATAGCAGATACATTTCCACCAATTTCTTTATGTCTGCGCATATGTTTTCTAATCATGATCGTAATCCTTGTTGTAGGACGGTAAAATAAAGCTCATCGGTATTAGCTCCCGTTATGGTCGCCCAAGTAAGAGCCACAGGAGAAACTAAAACTCCTAAAGAATTAACGGTTGCTGCATCAATATCTGGAACTAAGAAATAAGGAAGAGGCTGAAAATTTATTAGATTTCCGACAGTACTAGGATATTGAGGCTTACTGAGTGTTTGGTAAGCTGTAACTGTTGCACTATCGTGATGTATAAATTGAAGCTGAACAGATGTTTGAAAAATTGTTCTATTGTAATCTAGGAATACATAATCAGTAATACCATTAGCTCCATATCCAATCGAAACAGCCGCAACATCTGTATCTGGTGAAACTGAAATAATTTGCGAATAGATATTAATACTACTTACTGTATCATTATTAGGACCAACCAAGTCCTCAGATATTAAAGAAAATACTTGGGTAGGGTTCCCTGTTCCATCTCCGTTTTCAGTAGGAGAGCCAATACCAGTTATAGTAAAAGTCGTTCCAGAATAGTCATTTGCACTGGTAAGTGTAACTTGTCTTACCACCTGTTGAGGTACCGTGTCTTGAGCAAATATGTAAGGACCCTGAGAAAGACTAGGAATATTACAATTTAGGATAAAATTACTCCCATCAGTCACATCTTGAAGAGGAGCAATCCCCACTGGATTATTGGGTAACCAATGAAGTACTATAGGGATGCTCATCTCATTATCCCTTCATATTAGCCTGAAACGTTAGTAAAATAGTCTGGAGTTCCATACAAATCAGCTGGAGTCAGAGGAGCAATTGCAACTCCTACAACAGGTTGAGGAGGGCTACTATTTGCCGCAACTATTTGCTCATTTGCTACCTGATTAATCCAGTTATCTGCTCCAGCGATATAAGATGTAAATTTGAGTACACTTACGCCATCGGAAGGAGAAGAAGGAGCATAAAGTCCTCTTACATCTCCCGTGAAACCACTTGGAGGAAATGTTTGATCTCCTGGAACAAATGCGCCTGATGGGGTAGTAAATTGAGGCAAAGAATATCCAGGGGGAAATATAGCCCAATAAATAGTAGAAGTATCAGTAGCTACCGTGACGTTATTAGCTGCTGCCGTAGCAACAAAGCTTACGCCATTGGTTATATTAGAAGCAACTAAGTATCCATTTGCACTATTTTGGGCTCCAGCAAAAGTATTATAACCCAATATAATTGTACATCCAGTAACGGCTGCAGGTGTATTAATCGTTACCGTCCCCGCTGTTAATGTTGCTGTTCCTTGAGAAATTCCAGGAGCTAAGCGCTCAATTGACCAGTTAACGGTGGAAGTATCTGTAGCACTGCTTGATTGAATCGTAAATCCAAACGGGGGAACATTATTAGGTTTCGGTGAAGAAGGTGAAAAAATTTGAGCTGATGGAGCGGACAAAAGTCCCGTAGTTCCTCCTGGAGTGTTATATGTAAGCATAATAACACTATTTGGTGTAACAAAATCAGTAGGAACAAATACACTCCCACCAGCTCCAAGTTGAGCAGTACCACTTGGAAAAGTGGAAGGAGTTATTGAAAAGAAAAAGGTGGAAGTCTCAGTAGCATCTGCGGATGTTACAGTGAAACTTTTTCCAGGAGTAATATTGCTTACATGCCATGCTGAATTTTGGTGTCTTGTACCAAATGCTTGCATACTTAATTGGACAATATCACCGGTTTGAATTTGGGAGTTATAAACAGTGAAAGCTCCACCAACCATAGGACCCGCTCTTATCCCAATAGAAGGATAATTCCCATCAGGATTAATGACTGCCCAATCCACCGTATTGTCATCTGCACCATTAGTAGAATTGATAACAAAACCTGCGCCCGGTGATCTAGTTGCTTGGGGAGCTGATAAATTTCCTGAGTTGGCTACGATTGTATTATAAGTAAGTTCAATAATACTATTAGCAGTCACACCCGTACACTGAACATTATCCGAACCATTAGCTAATGTGGAAGTTCCTATAATCGGAGAAGAGAGAGCCCCACCATTACTTGATAAGTCAGATTGCTCCCCCCAACTGATTCCTGTGATATCTCCCGTATCTTGAACTAAGAAAGGCAAGCCAAATATATCCGCAGCTCCTAGGGAAATAATCGAGTTTACTCCTAATGCTCCATCAATAGATACTTGAGTTATTTGATAAAAAGCTTTTGCAGGAACGCTTAATCCAGCATTAACACCAGTTGTAACAGATGGGTAAGTTCCAATTGCGTTAACTATATAAGTCTGTTGAAGAGGATTACCATACCAGTCATATCCGAATATAGTAATATGTCTGTTTCCGGCAACAGCTCCAGTTATTGTGACAGTAGGAACTCTTGGCCAATCAAATTGAACATATACGCCTGATGGATCAGAGACTCTTAATGTAACATTATTATCCCCTCTAAGAGTTAGATTTCCTGCCCCTGTGATGGAAGCTGCTAGGGTAGGGGCAACAAGATTATTTAAAACTGTAAATCCTCCCGCAGTATTGGGAGCATTGGGAGTAATATTCCAAGTTGCTTGAGTACTAAGCTGAATTCCTGGACCATAATCACTATATGAGCTGTAACTAAGGTTCATATTTGGATTAAATGGAATAAGTGAACTAGGAACTGCCCCCGTATATAGAGGTCCAGTTCTTACTCCATCACTAACGTATGTACCTAAAGGAATATTAGTAGACATATATTTATCTCCTCTTGGACAATATTAAGTTCCAGTTGAACCAAAAACTCCACGCCAGTTGGAGCAGCCGAATGCATAACGCTCAACTGCACGAACAGTTACGTTGTCGGTATAAACATCGGTGACAAAGTCAATGTCTAAGGATTCACGGAGGAAGTACTTAAAGCCATTGGGCTCATCAGTGACGATAAACCAATAGTTAGGATTGGTAATGAACTGGTTAACGGTGTAACCGCCAGGCATATATTTAGCGCTAACGATTGCGTTAATGTCGTTATTAGCCGTATTCGTCCTGAATTCAGACTTAAGGATGCGCTCTGCATCAAAGGCACGACTTTGAGGCACTAACAGCTTAATTGAACTTAAGTTAATCTTAATTCCAGCAACATCCGTCCATCCTTTAATGATGGTAATAGCATCTTCAAGAGCAGATTCATTAAGCTGAACGCCGTTATTAAAGGTGTTAGCTAATACTCCCGTAGATACTGGATGGGTTGTTGAACAAAGAAACTGTCCATCGCTGACTGTTGATGCTGCGTTGAATGCATTATTAAAAATAAACATTCCATTAATATTCTTCACTGTGTCTAGTGAATTACGAAGCATCAAAGATTGTTGCGGAAATTCATCCTTGTATAAATTGTCCATAATAGCGGCACGGGTTATTACGAACGAAACACCGTAGTACTGATTCACGTACGCAGTTTGGTACGCTTGCTGGAAAGTGCTGCTGTATACTGATTCACCATCAGACTTAATTTGGGCAAGCCCGAGAGCTTGCATTTCCATATCGTATTCAACAGCTTTATCTGAAGTGTATTCGGTAAATACGTTTTTCCATAAGGCAGGATAAACGTTGTAATCCCAGAATACTGTTTTTAACCCTGGCCGTAACAGCGAGGGGTAATTACTGCGATTAATCATAGCCATAGCTGATTAGCTCCCTGTTTTATAACCCAACTGCACGTTGTGCGAGGGAATGATTTTGGATTAAGACTTCGACGTTATTGTAAGGAATTCCTACGCCTACATTGGCGGGAGAGGGGACATTTCCATCTACTGGAACAAAGGCACGTATTCTAACGTTAAGATTGGCAGCAGTTGCGATAGTACTTGAATTTAAGACAATCAGGGAATTACCCGTAATTGTGTTTCCAGTTGGATTAGTAGTGCTTCCTGTTACATAGGAATAAGAAATAGAAGCGGTTGCTCCTTGAGCATTAAAGGGTACTCCCCCTGCATCAGATTGAATGTTGAAAATAATATTTGGATCATCGATCACGAATGCTTGAGCAGGTACACTATTTAATGTAACCGTTCCAGCTGGCCAATAGGAACGTCCAGGGCTAGCAGGGTCAATTGGATTAGTAGCAGTACTGGTCTGAAATGAAGCTCCCCAGAACACTCCCAATGATTGGAAAGTAGGATAGGTACCAACCTGTTGGTCAGAAAGATTATGAAGAAATCCGTCTGAACCTAGATAAACAAGGTCACCTTTGAAAATGTTATTTGCATAACCAGATTGAATTAAATAAGGGGTGGTTTGACCATTCCAAGTGGAACTCCCTAAGTTCCTAATTGGAAGAAACCCCCACGCAGCATTTTGGCCATATGCCATGCGAATTCTCCTAAAAATAAAGTTCGATTAAATTTTTTGGTGAGAATTTGGTTCAAGGTTCATATGACCAAGCAGGACTCAGCACAATTCCCCATGCGAGTCGGCAAGTTCTGTACATGCTAGGCATGCTTAGAAGACGTACGACTTGCAAGTGTAGCCTTCCGTATGAGGAGTCTGTTCATGCTAAGCATGCTCAAAAAACGTACGTTCCTCATAAAATACGCCTTTCGTAGAAGATATATCCGCGCATACATCTTCAATATTTGATAATTTGCTATAAAAATTAATTTGTCAATAATTTTTTATAAAATTTATAAATATTATTTGCATTTTTAAATTAAGTTATACAGAATTCAATATTGATATAATGTATTTTATAAAAATTATTCATATAAACAAATAATTTACTTACTACAATAATATTGGTTTAAAAAATGGACTTTAGATCGATGGATGCAAAAGCATTCGTGAGTTTTCTTAAAAAGAAACTTAAAGAAAACTCCAAGCAATATGAGGAAAATTTATTGTCTGTAAACTACAAAACAATAGATGAAGCGAAAAGAATTAGTGGGATTAGAGATACTTTTATAGGAATACATGACTCTTTAGATTCCCTGTTAGAAGAACATCAACAACAAAATACTTATAAATTCCAAGAGGCAAAGAAAATATGAATGAAGCTATCACAAGAAAAGAAATAGGAATAAGCTGTACGTTATCTACTCATTATATATTGCTTAAAGCAATTAAGTTCCCAGAAAAAACTAAAAGTGGACTTCTTACCCCTGACTCATATCGAAAATTAGAATCTAAACTGCAGAATTATGGATTCGTACTAGATATAGGTCCTACGGCTTATCTTCCTAGAGAAAGATTTGGAGGATTCCCATCTTGTAAGATAGGTGATTGGGTTACTTATTCTCATTACGATCGCGTTGAGCTTCCAATCCCTAAGACAGAGACCATGTGTTACATAATCCCTGATGACAGAGTTTTGGGAGTAGTAGAAGACATCAATGATGTTATTCCTGATTTAGAAGCTGTTTGGGGAATTAAATTATGAGTGAATTCAAAGAAAGAGTAGAAGAATTTAAGCAATCTTTCCAAGAACCAGGATTTAAAACAACTGTAGAAAACTTTGTCTCTCCTGACGGCCAAGATGTTCAGAAAGAAGCATCTGAAAATGAACAAGATGCCACTTCCCATGATGCTCCCGCTAAAAGAAAACATACTAGAAGGTCTGAATCTTACAGAAATAAGATTGATCAGCTAACATATGAAAGAAATGTTAGGGAATCACAAAATAGAGACCTACTAGCAAAACTTCAGTATCAAGAAGACTTATTAGCTGAAAAACAACGGCAACTTGATCAAAATGAGCAACATAAAAATGCTTATTACGAGAATAATCTTCATACACGAGGAAATTCTATTATCAATGAACTAAAGGTTGCCAAAGAGGAAGGAGATATAGAAAGAGAAATAGCTCTCTCAAAGGATTTAGCAGAGGTAGAAGCAGCAAAATCAACTTATAATTTGTATAAGTCCCAACAAAAGCAACAACCTACAGAAAATTCATATCCTCAAGAGTATAATACGGGAGAGTATAATAATTATAATGTTCCTTACCAACAGTCTTCCTATAATGAACCAGAGAACGAAGTATTAGATGAATGGTTAGAAAAAAATCAATGGGCTGACCCAAATTCCCCTAGTTATTCCCCTCGTTTAAGTAAAGAAGTAACTGATCTATCTTCAGAACTAGACGACATACTTAGATATAATGGGAGTTCTCATCTAATCGGCACCCCTGAATATTATCACACATTAGATAATCTAATGAATGAAAGATATGCGGTAGCACAAGAAAACAGACGATCAGAAAATAATCCCACAAGAGAGGAAAGACCAATGAATTCAGGAAGGCATGTTGTTTCTCCTGTCAATAGGAGAGGAACTTTGATGTCAGATCAATACGTATCCCGTAATCCTAATAATACTCGTCAAAGTATTCCTCTTACTCAGGAAGAATATACTTTCGCGCGTAATCTTAAAATAAAAATGCCAGATGGTACTTATAGAAGTGGCTCTCCTGAAGCTTTAAATCGTTTTTATGATTCCATGAAAGATGATGATGGCAGCAACAAAATAACTATTCCTTATTAGGGAGGCATAAATATGGAAAATATGAATCAAACTCAAGATTTTAAAACAAATAGTGATGATTTAGTAAATTCTTTTGAGGATTCTTCCCCCTCAAGAACTAGAAGAAGCGCTACAAGTAGAACCGCTTTCTCAAGAGTTTCAGAAGATAGAAATTCGGTAAGTTTCGGAGGTAGTCAATTTAATCTTCCTAAAAGCGTAGTTGAAAAATTAAAAGCTGACGGAAAAGTTGTAGGATTTGTTGTTTATTCTAGCATGAATGAAGAACAGAGAGACAATTATCTTAGAGCGCAAGATAGAGGATGGGAACCATTGTGTGCTAATGAATATCCCGAATTAACAAGAAGATATAATTTAGCTCCTTTTAGTTCAAGAGAATCAGATGAATTCATTAAAAGAGGGGGGCAAATTACAATGATAAGAAGCAAAGAGCAGGATGATGCTGAAAGAAAATATTATGATTCTGAAGTAGATAGAACAAATAAAATGTTAAGAGAATATAGTTTTAGTGGAGGAGAGATTAAACCATACATAGATCAAAGAAAGACAGGATTAAGATGAATCAAAAAATTGTTGATTTAATTATGATTATTTTTTTATTTTTATCAATTTCTGTAATAATTATACTTAATTATATTAAATAATGCAAAATATTCCTACTTCTTCTTCTGAAACAGTTTTTACCGCTTCTACTCCTTTTGATAATCCAGGAGAGATGCAAAAGGAAATTCATAACAATTTATCCGTCATAAGATTTCCTGATGGGAGTGCAGTTTTAGGTCCGTCAGAAGACGAACAATCTTTATATCCTAATAAAATAAATGTGGATGATCATGAGCAAAACCTTGCCACAGTTCTTCCTGAAGATGAACTAAGAGATATAGGAAACTCATTAAAATATTCGATTGACGATGATATAAAGAGTCAAGAACCATTTCTCGAGGCGGTTGCTAAAACTATAAAGTTTTTAGGTTTATCTATCGACGAAGATGACGACAGCGATGATCTTCCATTTAAAGGAGCTTCTACCGTTTATTCCTCTGCAATGTTTGAGTCCATTCTTAATTTAGTTGCTTCAGGAATGGCTAATATTTTCCCTTCCAGTAATATGGTCGACACAGTTATCTTGGGAGAAGCATCAGACGAATTAAAAAATATAGCCTATCGTAAAAAACAATATTTTAATCATTTTTTAGATGATGTAGCTAAAGATTTTCGCAAAGAAGCAAAACGTACACTAATGTGGTCATTAGTAGCTGGATGGGCATATAAAAAAGTATTTATATGTCCTGTATTAGGGAGACCCACTTCACTTTATATTCCTGTAGAAGATTTTATCGTTAATAGAGAGCATTCAAGCCATTATTCGTCTACTCGGAAAACCCACATATTACGTAATATTAGTGAAAGAGAACTCAAAGTTAGGATTATGGCTGGAATTTATCGCGATATCAATATTATGAAGAGCGATAGGAGGGATGCTGAACAAAATCCAATCGTTGAGGAATTAGATCAAATTTCTGGTTACGAAGCGATTAGAGGAAAACAACCTGATACTTATACTATTTATGAATGTCATGTTGATTATAGGATTAAGAATGACCCTGCGGGAGCTCACTACGATTTGCCTCTCCCTTATATCATATCTATTGAGTCTCAAACAGGAAAAGTACTCTCAGTTTATCGAAATTGGAAAAAGGATGATTTCTTTAAAAAGAAGAAAGAGTATTTTGTTTGTTATCCCATGCTCCCTTCCTTAGATGGGGAAGGATATGGGTATGCTAATTATGCTCTTAAATTAGCAGAAGCAGCTACCGCAATTGAAAGACAGTTAATTAATGCAGCTACCTATGCTAATTTTCCAGGAGGAGTGTATCAAGCAGGCATTAGAATAGAGAATAATAATCTAAGGCCAGCTCCTGGAGAGTTTATGCCTATCCAAACAGGTGGAATGCCTGTATCTCAAGCTATTCAGCCTCTTCCTTATAAAGAACCAAGCGCAACACTTCATGATTTAAAAAATGAGATAGAGGATGAGATTAGAAAGCCTGGAGCGATTATTAATCAAAAAATAAGTGAATTAGCTCCTCGTGCTCCACAAGGTTCTGTCTTAGCTATTCTCGAAACTCTTCAAAAAGTTCCAAATTTCATCATGCAGACTTGGCATGAATCATTCAGTGATGAATGTGAGCTACTTAATGAAAGATTTTATGATTGGTTTCCTTCTAATCAACCATATCCTTTCATAGTACCAGGTGGTGAACATGTTGTTATGAAAGAAGATTTTGGCCCTAATATTCAAGTAAGGCCATCTTCAGACCCTTCAAAACAAAATTCTATTCACCGACTTATGTTAAGTGAAATCGTAATCAATAACGTAAAAGCATTACCTCAAATACATAATGTTGAATACGCATTTAGATATTTTTATAAGAATCTTGGCCTTTCCGAAGAAGATATTAACCGTATCCTTTCTCCTCAAAACCAACAACCTCAAGAAGTTCCTTCATTAGACCCAGTATCTACGATGATGGCTATTATGCAAGGTCAACCTGTTAAAGCTGCAGTATGGCAAGATCATAATTCTTATATAACAATTTTGGATTTGTGGATGCAGAATAATCCTGGTAATCCTAATCTACCTGCTGCTCAGGCTCTAAAAGCTCAACATGAAGCATATAAATATTTAGTAGATGTATACTCTAAACTAAATGTTGCTCCGCCTAATGATCCATCTCAGCTAACGCCAGATCAACAAAATGAATTAGCTGTGGCAGTAGCCCAGATAAAACTTCAAGAAGCGCAGCAAGCCGCAGAAGCAGCAGGACCACCTCCCGAGCCTCCTTTAGACCCAGCAAAAGTAATGCTAGAAGATTCTAAAATGAAAACTGAGATGGCGCATGAGAAACATTTGTTAGAAGCTCAAAAATTAGAATTAGATAGTAAAAAATTAGAGATGGAGTATGCTTTAAAAGAACAACAATTTAATTTGGAGTATCAAATTCAAGGATTAAAACAATCCTTAGAAGAACAAAAAGCAAAGGGTGAATTATTTAAAATAGAACATGAACAGTTATTAAAAGAAAGAGATCAAGCTTTAAAGCAATTAGAGTACATGAATAATGAAAGAAAAGAACTACAAGACAGTTTTATTCAAGAAAATATTGGTTAGTAGTAAATAAAGATCATCTTATATCATCTAATAGGAGAAAATAATGTCACATCATGAAGCACATCATCATTCAAAGTCTCATCATCATTCACGTTCGCCTCATGTTCAAGAATTTTTAGGGCATGGTCACCGTCCACATCATGAAGTACATCACTCAAAACATGCTAATGTTTTAATACATGGGCATCATAAGTCTCACCGTTATAATGGTGGAATTGCTGGACATCCTGGTCATTTTGATCAAGGGGGATTAATTGCTGACCAAACAAGTGGTCCCAAGACTATCCAAGATGGATTTAAAAGAGGAGGAGCAGCTCATCATTCCCATCACTCATTTAATCATGCTTGTCATGCCAGCGGACATCATATGCATCATAAAAAACATCGTAGGCATCATGCTATAGGAGGGGCGGGGAAAGTGAGAAAAGGTATGATGACCGAGTCAGGTAGGATTATTCATCAATTTAGTTAAAGAAAATATACTAAAAAAGGGTTAACTTTTATGGTTAACCCTTTACTATAATATATCCACATCACTATGAATGCTGCTAGAGTCGCCACAAGGACGATTCCGTATACTCCTTTTACACTTATTCTGTTAAACAGATGGTAAACGAGCTAATTGGGCGCCCTGTAGGTCATGAACCTACTCTGTCTATATTTACATGATAAGAGTGGTAGCTCTTTTCACTAAGACATACGACACTCTGTCTAGGGCGCTTAACACACTATCTTATATCACTGATTCAAATATATAGAAAGAAAAACCTAAGCAGGGAGTCAAAGGTTTTTCTTTCTATATGCAATTCTTAGTATATTATTGTTGTTTATAAATAGCAATATTTTTTTTCAAAAAAATTTATTCTATTTATGAATATGATATATTCATAATTTAATGGGTAAGAAAGTTAAATGTTATTATCCTTAAGAAATATTGACATTTAGAAAATATTTTAGTAACAATTAAATACACCGTGATAGTGTGTTTTTTCATGATTTCACCTACGATACGGTGCCTTTCTAAGCAAGAAACTTAGCCTACCTCCTAAGCACTCCATGGGCTTCAGGAGGTTTTTTTTAATGAAACTCTTCTTAGAAAACACTAATTAGAGCTAGAGCCCAACCTAAAGGTACCGCTAGATACAGACTTAGAGGCATCGGCAAAGTAAAATCCAAAACAAAAGCCATAATAATCGCCATAACCGTACAAATTACAAATCTACTTTTAAAAATTCCTGCGAAATCCATTATATTCTCCTATTATATTATTGACACTCTCAAATAATATAATAAAATTTGAAAAGATGTAATAGAATAGAGGAGGGTTAATTTATATGGGAAAGAAAGGAACCAGACTTCCTGACGATTGGAAACTCCCCGCTGAATGGAGAGCGTACGCACTAAAAATTGGATTATCTAATAAAGATATTGATCTTGAAGAACATAAGTTTAAAAACTATTGGCTTTCAATGACCAATAACGCAACCAAATGGAATTGGGAACGTGTTTGGAAAGATTGGTGCATAAGAATAATCTATGGGGGACAATTGTAAAATATGCAAAACCCAGGAAAACGTAAAGTCTCCACAGATGCCCTAGAAACTCTAGGCATGATTAAAGAAATAATAAAGAAGAGTGAATATGAAGAATAATTTCAGTGATAATCACAATAATTTAAAATCAAAATCCTTACCAAAAAATTGGGAGCTTCCTGAAAGATGGAGAGAAGATACATTAGGTTTAGGATTATCTAACAAACAAATTGATGTTATGGAAAAGAGATTTAAGGATTATTGGCTTTGTAATCAAGAAATAAATTCAAATTGGAAAATTGTTTGGGAAGAGTGGATCATGCGTATGATGATTTTAGGGAACATAAAAGTTGTATAATGAAAAATTGAAAGGTATAGGAATAATGGAAATTGATCAAAGTTTACCACCTGGATATGAAGAAAAGTTCTTTCAACTAAAAAACAGGAAAAAGAGAAAGAAAATGATTGAAGACGAATTGAAATTAGAGGAATTGAAATTAGAGGAATTACCACCAGGATATAGGGAAAAATTTTCTTACTTAACTCATAAATTATTC